CGGAGTAAACTAATGCATTATTTTGTTTTTTCAGAAAAAGACGCAACAATATATCAAGCTAGTGGTAGTATGAATACTGGCCTTGATGAGATATTAGAAGTTAGAAAAGATATAAGTCCAACAGGCGATACTATTAATGTGTCTCGAACTTTGATAGAATTTGATTTAACAAGAATCACACGTGAAATAAACAGAGGCATTATAAAAAAACCTAAATATTTTTTAAACCTATTTGATGCAAAACCACAAAGTTTATCTGTTAGTCAAAGTTTACACGCTTACCCTATCAGTGGTTCTTGGACAATGGGACAAGGTAGAGTTGATGACAATCCATTAACAACTGAGGGTTGTAGTTGGAACTTTAGAGATGGTAGAACTACAAGTTTATTATGGAGACCACCGATAAGTGCTTCAGGTGGTAACTGGTTTACAGGTAGTGGATATGAGGCTTCTCAATCTCTTACACATAAAACAAAAGATATTAGAATGGACGTAACAGATATTGTTAACAAATGGGTAAGTGGTTCAATACCTAACAATGGTTTCATCGTAAAGAGAAGTGGTAGTCTTGGTTTAGTTACAACAGGTAGTAATGATGATGAGGGTAACTCTACACACTTTGGTAACCTATCGTTTTTCTCATCCGATACACATACAAAGTTTCCACCAACTCTTGAAGTTCAGTGGGATGATTCTGTTTGGTCAACAGGTTCTTTATCAGCTTTAACATCAACAAACTTAGAAGACATGGTTCTTTACATGAAAGGTTTAAGACCAGAGTATAAAGAAAAATCAAGAGTAAAGTTTAGAGTTGTTGGTCGTGAAAGATTTCCTGAAAAAACATTTGATACCACACCAAGCACATTAACCGTAAAATATTTACCAAGCGGTAGTGCAACTGGCGATGGAACATTTTACTCATTAGTTGATGCTGAGACTGAAGATGTTATCGTACCATTTGGTAGTGGTTCAAAAGTAAGTTGTGATTCACAAGGAAACTTTTTTAATATTGATTTGGATGGTTATCAACCTGAAAGATTTTACTCACTACTTTTTAAAGTTGTAAGTGGTAGTGGTACAAATCAAGAAATGATTCAAATCTTCGATGAGGGACATACATTCAAGGTAGGAATCTAATGCCTTATACAAAAGAAGAATTAAAGAACGTTGATTTTTATACTGATTTTGTTGAAGATTTAAGAAACAAATATCTAACAGAGTTATCATCCTCTGCTCAAATAAACTTCAGAGATGATAATAATGTTTTACTTTCTTATGAGGATATTTTAACAAATGATGGTATTGAAAACGCTGATATAAATAATAGTTTATATAAACCATTTATTACAGAAGAGCAAAGAAAAAACTCATCGACAACCTCTGGTTTAAGATATCCAATATACACAAAAGGACAAAATTTAAACGCAATAGTCAATCGTAACATAGAAGAGTTATCACAACTATCCGTTACAGATTTACCAGATGATGTCGAGGATGGTGATGTAATCACAAACAACGACCCATTAAGTCAAGATAGATTTTTAATAGAAAATGGACAAAAAAGATTTTTTACTAACGTCGGTATTTTTTACGCTTTCGGTAAAACGTTAAGAGACTTAAAATCAATAAGTCAAGACATCATAGACTCAATACCAAGTGGAGAGGACTTAATCTAATGGAAGTCAGATTAGAAGATAAAGATATTCAGATACTAGATACTGGCGCTAGAGCAAAAGCAGGTGATAGGCCTTTTGATTATGTCCAAGAGTTTGACCCTACAATGGATACAGATGTCGTTGAAGTATTAATACATGATGAAAATCAAAACTTTATTGAGAGTGGTGAAGTAGATACAGAAGATATTGTTATTTCCAAGGATGGTGTGACAATAAAAACTGGTGTTGTTTTAAGAAAAATGGGTTATGATAGAGGTAAGTATGTTGTCAAATATAATTTTTTAAGAAACTTAGCAGGTTCAAACAAAACTCTTTTAGTAGAAGAAAATGGCACACCATTTGAACCATTAACCACAACTGATGCTAACGGATTACAGATACCAAACTATCACATAATGCCAGATGGAACTATTATGGATGGCCCAAATCATGAGGCTTCTGAAAACAAGATTTTAAGATTATTAGAGTTTAAATATTTTATACAAGAAATATCTTCAACAAGAAGAGAGATAAGAATACTACCCCAAGAAATAAAAGATAAAAAATATATTAGTGATTTTCTTAGTCTACCAAGTGGACAAAAAAGAGTGCAAATAAATAATATTGCTAAGTTTAAAAGTGATGGTTTGGGACAACCAGCCCCAGACCAAAGTTTACAAATAGAGTTAGACAATGGTTTAAATGTTTTTCCACAAATGAAAGGTGGACTAATATACTTCAACAATGCATTTATAGAATCAGAAATAAGAGAAGTTCCTATACGAGATTTGGATACACGGACAGAAGAGTTAGACTCAGAGAATGTACAAAGTAGATTTTTGATAATAGGTGATAACGGTAGACAGTTTACTGGTGATAAAAGTTTACAAAAAATACACGACTTCTTCAGTCCATTAGAGTTAGAAGCTGGTAACTTAAGAGATGAAGGTACAAATAATTTATCCTACGAGAGTGACAATAGAAGTTTAAGAGATATAAGATGGTTAAACGAAAATATATTTCAAAAAGTTAACTATACAGCTGAAGGTGGTGGCACAGAATCACCTGTTATATTAACATTGAGAAGTATATCTGAACGACCACAAAACGTTTCCTTTTTATATGAATGGGAAATATTTGGTTTTGATAAACAAAGTGGTAAGTACAATAAGATAACTACTAAGATACCTGGTACCGCTGGTGGTGAGATATTTATTCCATCACAACCAAACTCATTAAGTACGTCTGGTACTGATTTAAAAGAACTAACAATACACATTTATGGAGAGGGTGTCAGAGTTGGAGTAAGATTAAAAATATCATCAAAAGATGGATTAGTAAGTGAGGTATTTTACCCATCTTGTATTGAGGTGAACGACTAATGTCTTTAATATTTAGTGACAACTTAGATTTTGATTCAACACCACCAAAAGCATATGTTGACCAAGACATTGAAGTAACTTTGGATGATTATGAAAACATTCAAGAGACGTATTCTTGGTTGGTAGAAAAACCTGATGGAAGTGTTTTTTCTGACTCATACTTTGATAATCGTGAAACGTTTTCTTTTAAGCCTGTTGATTTAGGTTTTAAGGCGGGTAGATATAAAATAGAGATTCGTTTTGATGATGATGAAGACGCATTCAGAATACCTATATTTGAAATTTTTGACATAGCAGAAAGAGTTGATGATGGTGAAGTTAAAGTTACTAGAACTTTTGCACCATTTATATCTGAGATTACATCGGTCAATGATAACATCATCGATATTAGACAAAGCTGGTCAGATTATGGTAGACGAGCAGGATTTGTTGGTGAAAGAAATTTACCACAAGATTCTTTTGATAACATAACTATTTCTTATAAAAGAAACGATGTAACAGAGTTAAATACATTTTTACATTTAGGTGATGACAATAAAATGTTAATCACAAATATTAAATCCGATAAAGATTTATTTCCTGATTCTCCCCATTCAAATATTTTAAAACTTTACCAACCATTAGATGAGGATATACAAGAGTTAGATGGTGTTTACATTGTAAAAGAGGTTTTACCACAAATAACAGAAACAGTAGAACTATTTCCTTATGAACAAGAAGAAGAAGACCTTACTGTTTTAATACCACCTGAGAGCGCACCAAGAGATTCTCAAGTAACTAATAGACAAACACCTTTTCAAAATTTTAATGATTTAGTTACCACTGATAAAAGATTACAAAAAGATATTGAAGACAAGTTTATATCAGGTTCAGATGGTGTAGAACTAAATGTAGATTACACAAAGTATGATGACTTTGTCAACTTTAGTTCGGCACAAAGAAGATTAGAAAATTTTAAATACAAAATACAACTTATTGAGGGTTACACTGCAGAAAGTTCTTCTAACGCCGCTTTGACTGGTGGAGCCTCAGATGCTTTAACTTTTGAAAATCAAATCAGAGATACAAAAAATAAATTTGATGGTTACGAAAAGTATTTGTACAATGTAAGTTCTTCTTACTCAACAAGTTCTTTAGGTGAGACTTTTGATTCCTCATGGCCAAAAACTGGTGCTGGAACTTACGATAGTCCTTATGTGCCTGTCACTTCATCTAATGCAGATTTTACAAGTTGGTATGGTTCTGTAGAAACTAAAACTGGTCAAATATATTCTGCATCACTATACGATTTAGAAAATCCAAACAGACTAATAAATTTATTACCAGAACATATTACTAATGATAGAGAAAATAAACCTTTCTTAGATTTTATGGATATGGTCGGTCAACACTTTGATGAGTTATGGTTGTATACTAAAAACTTGTCTAGTGTTGTTGATAGGTCTAATAAGTTAAGTGAGGGTATGTCTAAGGATTTAGTTTTTGCAATAGCAAAATCTTTAGGGTGGGACACACAAGATGGTAAAGATTTAATCGAGTTAAGTAGGTTTGGATTTGGACAAAAAGTTAGTGGTAGTGGTGAATATTCATTATACACTTCAGCATCTTTAGATTCACCCACTGAATCAGATATATCAAAAGAGATTACGAAACGACTGATTACGAGTATGCCTTATATCTTAAAAACTAAAGGAACTAAAAACTCGTTAAAAGCTATAATGAACTGTTATGGTATACCAAGTTCTATTTTAAGAGTTCGTGAATATGGTGGTGCTAAAAATGATAATCAAAAACCACAATATGAAATAAGTAGAAAGTTTACTAGAGCTTTAGGTTTTAGGATTGGACAATACGTACAAACAACTTGGGATGATGCTCTTACCACGTCACGTAAACCAGAGACAGTCGAGTTAAGATTTAGAGCGTCTTCTGGTTCTAATCAAGTGTTAGTACAAAAAGATACAGAGTGGGCATTGAGACTTAAGGATAATGGTTCAGCTGATAACAATGGTAGTGTTAGTTTTATGTTGTCAGGTTCAGAGGGTTACAAAGAAGTTGAGTCCTCTGTTTTACCAATATATGATGGTGACTATTATTCTGTAATGTTAAGAAAACAAAAAATAGACACCGAGTTATTTCCAGCTGGCTCATCTTCTTTTGAAACACCTGCAAACGTTGGATTATTTAACCCACCATTTATAACAGGTAGTAACGCATCGGCAGAAAGAGGAACACTTAGGATAGTAAGTAGTTCAGGTGTTGCAAGAACAGGTACTAAATCACTTGAGTTTAAAAATACAGCGACTGCTGATGACCCTGGTCGTAATGTTGCATATTCATTTTTGTATCGGAGTAGTTCTCTACACCCAAGTATGAAAGCTGGTATAACCGATGCCACTGAGGGTGAAACTTTTACTCTAACTGCATTTGCAAAAGCATCTGCAAGTACAACCGATGGTGTTGGACAAATAGCAATCTACGAGTTGGACAGACATGGTGATGTTGTTAACTGGACATCAGAGGAAGATTTTCAAAATAGAGATGGTGGTATAAGAGGTTCACAAAAAGTTGGTCTAAATGAAACTGAATGGAAACAACTCAAGGTTACTAAAAAAGTTAAGTTTTCAAACACCACACAAATAGGAATACAATTTTATAACTTACAACATGGTTCCACTATATTTTATGATGACGTTTCTTTAAGAAAAAATAATGATAATAGTGATACTTTATCAGATGCTTTTAACTATGACTTATTTGTAAAAAAATACGATGCAGGTTTAGATAGAATAAGTTTGTCTTCAAGGTCAACACTTATTGTTAGTGGTACTGCTTTACCATCTCAATCTTATAACGCATCTTGGACTGGCAGTGGTAATCTATTTATTGGTGGTAATGCAACAGCATCTTTTGGTTCGAGCAGATTTACAGGTTCTATGATGGAGTTCAGATTATGGAGTGAGGCTCTAGAAGAAGATAAGTTTGACAATCATGTATCTAATCCAAAATCATATATTGGTAATACACCATCCTCATCATATTATAACCTTGTGAGAAGATTTTCTTTTGATGATAATAAAGTGTTACCAACTAATGCAGAAATAAGAGATACAAGTTCTGATAGAACTCTGACTATTACTGGTAGTGCTATTGGTTTTGCAGGTGCAAATACTTTCGAAACTTTAGTTGATAAAACAAAAACAATAGTTCCTAACTTTGGACCAGGTCGTAGAAACTCAAATAAGATAAGATTAGAGAGTAACTTTTTGAGTGGTAGTGGTGCTAGTTTATCTATTGGAGAAAGATATGACTTTAGTAGCACCGATACTAATCCAATCGATGAACCTAAACTTGGTATTTACTTTTCACCAACCGATACCATCAACGAAGATATAGTAAATTCTTTTGCTGACTTAGATTACAATCAGTTATTAGGTGACCCAAGAGATATTTTCTCTGAAGAGTACAGACATTTAACACGTGAAGCAGACCAATACTTTCAAAAATATGGTGGTAATAACAACTTCTTTGACTATATAAGACTAATAAAGTATTACGACCAAAATATATTTAAACAAATCAGAAAGTTAATACCAGCAAGAGCAAAGGAAGTTTTAGGCACTGTAATAGAAAACAATATATTAGAGAGACCTAAGTCACCTGTACAAAGAAATAATCCGTCTTTCGAAGAACTTGATTTTGATGAAACAATAAACATTTCAAACTTTGAAGCAGAACATGAAGATAGCTCTTCGGTCTTAACTACTGTAGGAGAGTATCCAAACTATGTTGGAACCTCAAGGTTAGGTGCAGATATTTTTGCACAACCATCTTTGTACAAGTTTAGTAAAAACGATAGTTACGATGAAACTCTAAGATACATTAGTGGTTCAGCAGTGGTAGGTGGGCCTGATAGAGTTTTTCAAGAGGTGACTGGTTCAATCATAACTCAGAACAGACTATCTTTGAATAATAAAGAGTATAGATATTTTTACACAAGTTCTGAAGAATATGAAGCTAGTAATATTTATTCAACTGATAGACTATTTAACATATATGAATCAAGGTCTTTAGTACAAAGTGATGTAGACCCATTTTATGATGATTCAACTGCATTAAATGCAACATTTTATGAGGGGGTAAAAAATACACCTGAAACAACAATTGATAACGATTCACCTGTCGTAATAACACAAACGGCACCATCAGTCGCAGTACCTGCTGATTTAGCTACTTCTGATTTAAATGTTTTCGATGAAAATGAAAATAGAGGATATAGTAGAGGTGATGCACAACAAGATAGAAGAAGAGAAGCGGCTAGAAGAAGAAGACAAGAAAGAAGACAACAAAATAATAGAAATACTTTTGACTCAGCTGAAGATGGTGAAGAGTTAGACTTTGAATAATATTTGATGAAAAAAATAATTAAAGATATTTATAAATGAATAGTTATACTACATTAAAATCTTGGAGATAAAAAAATGGGATTTTTGGATAATTCAACAACAACTGTAGACGCAATACTGACACTAAAGGGAAGAGAACTCCTATCACAAGGTCGAGGTTTAGGTATTGTTAAGTTTGCATTAAGTGACGAAGAGATAGATTACACATTATATGATGTAACCCATCCTAATGGTACGGACTCATATGGTTCTGTAATAGAAAATATGAATCTTTTAGAGGCGTCACCAAACAGAACAACTTTTAACTCTTTTTTGGTTGACCAAAATGTTGCTGGGCAAAGTTTAGGTGTCGGGCCTTTATCTATTTCTAACCAAGAAGTAAATGACCCTGTTTCTATCGCACCATCTACTAAAAACGGGCCAAATGAAGATTATGTGTTTACAATATCAAACACAAATATTATAAGATTTGAAAGTACACCTTTAGCAAAAACAAAAACTGCTAAAGAGGTAAAAGTTATTTGTCAGTCTATAAATGCAGATGCAACTGCAACTGTTAGAGTTACAGGCGTACAAAGTGGTTTGACCGCAGTAATATCTGTTCAAGTTGACCAAGACCCAGGTAGTAGTAATAATCCAGATGACCCACAAAATACAGATTCTAATGGTAATGGTGGTCAAGGAGGAGATTACTAATGTCAGTTTTTAGAGTAATACAAGACGAAGATGTAATAAATGATAGTACTATTGTAACATCAGGTCTATTTCAAGACGGTGTTAGTAATATAACAACCTTTTTCACTTCAAGTGTTCAAAGTGGTAGCACAGGTGATTATAGTTTAGATGTTTTTAGATTTAATCCATCTGCAAACGCATCAGCTTCAGTTCAGTTTGGTGTAGCGTATGGTCACTACGCTGGTAGTGGTTCAAAGGGTGGTGTTGGCGTTGTTGGTGAAAGACCATCTGCCGCAGTTCATGGACAGTTCAATCAACTTATCAATCCACCACTGACTGACAAGTTTACATTTGGTAGTCATACTGCAGATGATATTCTTGTGGTGGCTATGAATAGAGCTCGTATACGTGAGGATATGGAACCTGGTGGTTGGGAGTTACATCTAAGTGGTAGTAATAATGGGCCAATGGGAACTAAAATAAAACTTATTGATGACTCATCTACAAACAAAGGTGGAAACGATGCCAGAAGAAACTTTAATCCAGAGTATAATATTGTAAGTGGAACTTTGGTTGGTGGTACAACTATTAAGACAGCAGCATCCGATGAGGGTTCAGCTGGTACTTATGGTAAGTTTTATCCATCTCTTGGTGTTTTAGTATTAAATGTAAATAGGTTAGAAAGTGATTTGACAAACTTGAGTGGTGGTCATTTCAAATCTGGTTCAAACGAAGATGGAGGTAACAATGATGCGTTTGTACAACTTATTAAAGATGGTGCATATTTTCAAGCTAAAAGACAAGAAGAGATAACATCAACACATTATTTTGTTAGAGCAAAAGCAAATCAGTTTAACGCAACTACTAATGAATCTTATTATACTCAATCAATCAAAGGTGTAAAGAGAGTGGTACCTGGTCTACAAAAAGACCAAAAGACATACATAACCACAGTCGGTATGTACAACACTGATAATGAGTTGATTGCGATTGCAAAGTTAAGTAAACCAATAATAAAATCAAAGTCAAGAGAAGCACTTATTAAAGTTAAGTTAGACTTCTAAGGTTAGTCATGTCATTCAAGAAGAACCTTGAACCATCAGAAAAATCCTTTACGTCATTTAAAGTTCACAAGAAATTTACTTTTACGGAAGCTGATAGTGGTAGTGGCGTATTCGCAGTTCCAATAATACAAGGGACTGATTCAAATCTGTACGGGTTTTCAAAATCAACTGCACAATCAAAAACAATATCAGGTAGTGTTTTTTACAAGACACCCACCTATCATGTTGTAAATCAACTATATTATAAAGATATTAGAACAATGTTAGGTCATATTGATTTATATAGAGGTGTACCTATAATATCATCCTCAAACGCAGTTGTTGAATACACATACAATGATAATTTACAAAACACTGGACAAAAACTACGTCGCCCTTACACAAGACAACTTGGTTCAACTGCTACTGTAATATCATTACCACAAAAGTTTTATGGTGAGGGTATAAAACCTGGCTCTATAAAACTAACCGATAATAGTACTGATGTTACTTTAGTTTTACGAGATGATACAAGAGGAAATCTTTATGATACAGATTACTCTGGTTCATACTCAACAAGAACACCGACTGCAAAAGATAGTGGTAGTTTAGTTGGTAATGTGTTTTACAATGATGGTTTGGTTGTAATAACCAGCACTAAAAAACCTTATAATACAGTCGGAACAACTGAGGGAACTGATGGATTTTCAATAGATTTTGAATCTACACAAACGATTTATCAAAGAGAATACGTTTGTGTTGTTGGAGAAAACGATTTACAGTTTACTACAAATAAAAGTGCTAGAGTTGGTAGAAGTGGTAGTGTTGCTATAGGTGCTTTTCCAAAAACAGATTATACCAACACGACTGAAGATGATTACCCTTATGTATTAACAGGCTTTGCAACAAGCTCTTACAAAACAAATGGTTACAAAATTGGCACTGAGTTTATCGGTGAAACTACTCATAGTGAGTTTGCACCTTACGTCACAAACATAGGTTTATACAATGATAGAAACGAGTTAGTAGCCGTTGGTAAACCTGCCGCACCAATCAAAAACGAAAAAGATTTAGCGTTGACTTTCGTTGTGAGATTTGACACAAATTAATCCCACTCATTAATTTTATAACATATATATAATATTTATATCTGAAATAAAGTCTATATCCTTTTTTATCTAAAAGGTTACATCAACATATATAATGGGGAGATTTACATTGCGTAAATTTTTATTGAGTCTATTATTGATTATGAGTTTTGCATATTCTCAGACACCAATAATAAGACTTATGCAATCGAGAGAATACAAGACACCTAAGTTTTGGTGGAGAGACCAAGTGACTCATAACTTGAGAACATACTTGGCTGATGACACGTCTACTCCTGCCTATAAGAATAACAACTTTGATGCTTGGAGAGACTCGGTTATGACTGTAGCCGTTACCCTTGATGACAATGGTGCTAGTGTAACTGCATTTCGTTTAGATTTAGTATTTGACAATGACCTATTTACTTGGACTCATGATTCAACACACGTAGAAAAAGGTGCTTATATAACTGGTTGGACTGAGGGTGATAATGCTGAAAGTGGTCACCACTATTCATATGAGGTTGTCCACTATTCAGATGTTGGATACACGGATGGTATAGCTAGTGCTGGTAATGAAAAATCAGCTAGTGATAGTAGATATGATTGGTTAAGAATAACCATGGTATCACATAATGGTACTACACATACATTTGGTAATGGTGACGGAAATCAAACCGAACTCTTAAAACTACACTTTAAAGTTGATGACGTAGCCGATAACTTTAATCCAAGAAGTTTTAGGGTAGCTACCGAGTATGAAAACAATACTGGTTATTACACCTATATTACTAATGGTAACTACGCATCAGCATACAAAGTTTATATTGATGGTAACTATGGAACTGAGTCAACTGATTTGGATGGAGCAAGAGGTGACATAACATTACACCCAAAACTATTGGACGTTGAGGGATACTTCAGATATGCTGGTGGACATAGTAGAGCGGCTGGTGAATCGTGGAATACACAAGCAGAAAATACATATCCGTATTGGAAGATTAAGTTTGAGTTGGATAGAAACGAAGCAAACTTTAGTCCTCGTATCACTAACTGGTATAACTTAGAGGACATAGCTAATGATGCCAATACCGCTGATGAGGATGGTAGTGATGATGTTATTGGTGACCATACATCAACATTTTACTATGATAAAAAATCAACCACTAATACACAAACTTTACCCAAAGAAGGATTCTTAGGTATATCGTATTATGATTCTACTTACACCGATGATAAGGGATATTATAACATTCAGTTACCAAGAAACAATAGGTATCGTATATCGTTCTGGCCACCTGATGCAAGTGACGACATTGAAGACCACGTTCAACTTGAGTTAGACAGAGATGATATTACGACTGTAGCTGATGCAATAAAATCATTTAACTTTCAGTCAAGTAAACATAAAAATTTTAATACAGGTGGTACACGTATAGATACCTTAACAGCTATAGAACACTTGATAGCTGAT